TCTTGGTCTTACAACAGTGTTTAATATTGATGGATCAGAATTATCAATTGCTCTTGTTAATTGAGAATGTCTAAACACACCATCAAACTTATTCAGGTTATTAAAGTTATAATCTGAAATTGTATCTCTTACAACTGCTTGTAATTCAACTGATGATCGATCTGTTAGGTTTGGATTATATTTAAAGAATGCATCAATTTCTAAATATGTAAAGTTTGGATCAACAATCTGCGGTGTAATTGATACTACATTCTTTCCTTTTAATATTGCACCAGTAATGTCTGTCTTTTCTGCTGTGGTTAATGTTTCTGATAATAAAGGCTTTATCGCAATATAAACTCTTCCATAATCTGGTGGATCATTATCTTCTCCACCCCATGTTGATATTGAATCAATATTACTAAATTCCTTTTTAATAATCGCAGCATAGTCTTCTGATGTAACCGCTCTGTTTTGAGTTGTAAATGTAAGTGGTGCATTAAATCGTATTGATTCTAATGTTTCTGCCTCTACTCCACCAGCTGCTTTTACGGCTGTAGTAACTGTAATATTTGAGTATCCACCAATATTATCTACCATTGAGAATACGTTTGCACCATTACTTTCATCTCCTTCTGTAATGACATAATCTAGGGTGACAATATTATTATTAGATGGTTTAAATCCTGTGACTCCATCTCCAAAAAATATTTCAAAATATCCTGCTGCATTTTCTTGTAAGTAATATATTTTACTTGATGAGTCTACATTTTTAAGAGATTCGAATTTAGTATAAATATCAAATCCACTTGACTCTTCATTCTCCTGTATGCGTACACGAAGAGAAGATGTATCTGCGTTTAAATCTGTAAGTTGAAATTTTTGATTCTCTATATCATTATCAACACGATATTTTAATGTTCTTACTGTACCTTCTGCAATTACTACATTTGAGAATGTATATGTGTTTCCTATCAATGTTGCTTGTTGTGTTTCTAAAACAACATATTGAAATTCTTCACCTTCAACAATAGTATTAAGTTTTGTTCCTCTGGGTAAAGAAAGTACTGATGGTTTTGTACCTATTTCTGCAGATACATCAACAACTAAATTAATTTGTGCTCTTGGTGCTAATACTGATCTTGGAACGTATCCTAATAATTTTGCTCTTGTAACTACATTACCTCTTATCTGAGCTGAGTCAAGGAATGCTTCGTTTAATGAATAGTGAGCATTCAATGCATTATAATGTGTATTATAAGCTAATACATCTAATAAAACACTAAGACCAGAACCTTCAAAATCATAATCATTAAATTGTGATTGTTGTTTTAAATAGTTTTTAAGATTCTGTTTAATGTCTGCAAAATCGAGTTCTGTTACATTTAAATTAGTTGCCATTTTACTTTAACCTTCTTAATATTATTTCAACTTTGTCTTCGGTATCATATTCTTTTATTCTAAAAAATACAATGATATTATAAGCATTTTGATCTGCTAAGTCTTTAATTTCTACCTTAAGTAAATCTATTCGAGGTTCATATTTTGTAAGTACATCAACAATACCCTGTCTCATATCAATTCTTGTGACATAATCAGCTGGCTCAAAAAGTAAAGCTTTTAAATTTGCTCCAAGTGCTGGTTGAAAAGGTCTCTCGAAAAAATTTGTTATTAATAAATTCTTTACAGCATTCTTAATTGCTACATCATCTTTTAAAGGTATAATATCCTTTCGTATTGGATGTATTTTTAAAGATAAATCTAAATCTCTCCAAGGCTTCTTTTTTGAAACAACCTTTGCCTTGGATACATCTCCTATAATTGATTTATCTGATTGAATTAAACTTGCCATATAACTATTTATACTCTTTTATTTAAGCTTTTGGCTCTCCAGTGTCTGATTGTGGGCCAGTTCCTGCTGTCGGTGAACCTTCATGTTTATGCGTTGATAATGGTATTTCATTACCAGTAATTTCGCCTTGTGCTACAATTGTTGCATCATTTGTCTGTGCGCCAGTAACATGTAATGTACCAGTGATTGTGGTATTACCATCAATATTTACAATATCATTTATTGCATTAATCTCTATTGTACCATCATTATTAATATTAATTGTTGTACCAGATGCATGTTGTATATTAATTCTTTTTGCGCCATCAGTATTATCATATTCAATAATATGACCACCTTCTGTTTTATGTACTTTATTTGTAGGTGGATTTAATTGAGCTTCTGTAGGTATATCAATTATCTCATCAGTTTGTGTTGCAATTGAACCCATTATGATTGGATCTTGTGCACTTGGTCCATCTCTAAAGAAACCAACAACCCATGAACCTATTACTAATTCGTGATTTGATCCTACACCTTTATATGATGCAGATGTTGCTGGCATAATGACAGTTGCCCAAGGTAATTTATTTGTAGGCAATACACCTTTGTCATCAGTATGCCAACCATGACATCTTACTCTTACTCTATTAAGAAATTCAGAATCATTGACATCTTCAACTACAGCTGTAAACCAACTAAATTGACCGCCAATAAACATATCATCATTACGCATTAATATTTACTCCCAATGAATCTCTTTTTATTGTACATATTTGTGTAAATTCTTGATCAAATGAATGTGTGATACTATGAATAATATATGTACCTGACAAATATTTGTCAATAAATGAACTATCCTCTTCTAAATGTTCAGTTGTTGAAGCTTTTATAATTTCTAAATCTATCTTTTTTCCAACACTTAATTCAAAGTCTCCAGGTAATGTAATTGTAAATTCATTAAATTTTAATCCATGTAAATGAGCTTCAGCTTTTAATAAAGTTGGATAAGTAGGTTGATGATAATTATCTAAATCAAATGATTTGCTATTTAATGATACATAATGATTCTTTGATTCAGTAAGTGTATTATAATTTCTATCTAAAACTTTATGATTATCTGACCAAGGCTTATGTTTATTGAGAGTATCTAATTCATTATATGAAAATCTACTTATTTCATGTTTTTTAGTAGCAATATCAATAGTATGTAATGTAGAAGCATAAGCACCTCTTGATATTTGAGATAACTTTGACATACCAAAATTACCAGTAATCTTTCGTATTCTTTTTCTTACTTCATCATACGATTCTGGAGTACCAAATGAGTATTTAAATTGTGGTTTAAAATCATATGTCTCATATAATTCTTGCTCTAATAATTGTTTATATGAATCAAATATGATACCATCTTTTATTGTTTCATAAAAATAAAATGGTGTATTATCTTCATAAGCATTTCTTAATAACCAATTAATTGCTTGTATTGGTCGAATTGATGGGTAAATGCCTTGTATAGTTGCTTTACTACTTGTATTAATTTTAAAAGGTTCAATTCTTAAATCTGATTTACATATCTTATCGACTAATGATCCTATTGTATTTTGAAATGGTCTTTTAAGTATCTTTGATGCATTAACATACATATGTTCAGATACACATCGTAACTTATAGAATTGTTTTGGAGCTTTATTTCTTACATAGCCTGTAACTTCTGCTACTCGTAATGAAAATTGCCATTTAATTTTATCTTTTTCAGATTCTCTAAATGGTGATCTAGATATTGTAAAAGTAATTTTTTCATTACCATTTATCTGTTGTTCTTCAATAAAGTTTGTAGCATCTGTAATTTGTATTATACATTCAATAAAAGGATTATCAAGAGATTCTAAAAAAGTAAAATTATTGACCATCATATTAATATCAATCTCATTGCCTTTATTAGTTTCTAAAACAATACTTGATATAGAATAACTTGATGGAGTGACAGCATTACTATCACCATATAATCGTGATGTACCTCTACTAGACATTTAAAGCTTCTTCAAATTTATCAACAAATTGACCAATATAATTAGGATCAACATAACGTATTTTAGATCTTTCTTCATTAAGCTCAAACTCGTGATCACGATATGTCACATACGAAAGTTGATAATCAAGCTCACCACCTGATATATGTAAATCATTTGTTACTGGTTTTTTATCGCCATCATCTGTGCGATAATAAAAATATGGAGCATCTGCAAATTGAAAAACACGATATGTTGAAACACTATCGCCTGATGTCTGTCCTACGATTAATTCAGTTGTATTATTTGCAAGTGTAGGATCACCAATAAAAGCTCCACCAGTTACATTTTGAATCACAATTTGATTCATGTCAATATTCTTTTTCGTAAATGTACCAGTAGCTCCTGATGTCGCACCCACCATTGTTTCACCAAGTGTAAATCTACCGGCAAGACTATTACGATGATCAGTAATAATACCATCAGTATTTCTTACAATAACAGGATTTGTTTCAATAACATAACCTTCATATTCGTCTTGCATATAATCAAATAATTGTTCCTGACTCATTGGCCATGCTCTCATACCATCATGAAGAAAATCGTTAATAGCAAAAAATGTCCAATAATATGCTGATGTACCATAAAGTCTTAATGATACTACATCTGGTCGCTCACCATTTTTAACTTCATAGAATTTATATGCTGAATAATTATCTAAAAATGTTGGTAAAGGTCTTACTCCTCTAAAGATATCGACCATATTTTGTTTAACACCTCTACGATTAAAATCATATTCTACTTTTGGAAACTGTTTAAAAAATGACATTATCCTTCACCTCCCTCTCCAGTTGGAGAAACATCTAATCTTGGACCTTCTGGTCTTGCATAATTCTGAGTTACATTTTTACCAGATACATCTTTATATAGATCTTGTCTAGATAACATACGACCTTCTTGAAATGTAAGTGTCATTTGAGTTGAAGTTGGTGCATATCCCCAATCTGTTTTATGAAAACTATTACCTTCTGGATTAATAACTACATCTAAATTTGCTAAATAAGCATCATAGATCATAGGCATATAAACTGATTCTGTATCACTACCGCCATCAAAAAATTGAATTCTAAAAATTGGCGGATATTTAGAAACAAATCCTTCTAACTCTGGATACATATATTTTCTAAAATATGATTCTATTACGTGTATTCTTTCTGAATCTTCTGCTCTTTCTGGCACTAATGTAAAGGAAAATGTAAATGATCTTAAATTCATTGATTCAAAAGCGAGTGCAGTTTGTGGATTAAATGCAACTCCACGGCTAAATGCAGTTGCTGCAACCGTATTTTGATCAGCACCTAATTTGTCTAAGACTTTTAAACCAGCAACTAAAGTTTCATCTCTTGAAATAATCTCATTTGTATTACCAGATGATACTTGATTAATTACATTTTTTGCTGCTGATATTGTTCCAAGTTCAAGACCAGCATAATTTGCACTATCAGTAAATTGTAATCCTGAAGGAAGATATAATTGTACTGCATCAAATCCAAAATTTAAATCTTTTTTCATTGGACTAAATCGTACACTTGGTAAACCTTCACCATCTATTCCAGCTGATCTCATTTCTTGTGGAAATACTATTGTACTCATTCTTTTTTCCTGTATAAATAAATAAAACTATATAGGTTATTTATATGAGTTACAAAGGAAGATACACAATTAAAAATCCAGATAAGTATGCTGGTGATGCTAAGAAGGTAATATATCGTTCTCTCTGGGAACGTAATACATTTCGATGGTGTGAAAACAATCCAAAAGTAAAACTCTGGAACTCAGAAGAGGTCGTAGTGCCATACGTATCGTCTGTTGATAAGAAACTACATAGGTATTATGTTGATTTATTGATTCAAATGGACAATAAAAAGACTTATCTCATAGAAATTAAACCTAAAAAGGAAACTCAACCACCTAAATCTAGGTCAAGAAGAACTAAAAAGTTTATCAATGAACAGTTAACCTATATCAAAAATAATGATAAATGGGAAGCTGC